ATCTGAGTTAAAGAAGTGAGAAAATGCACTACAAAACTGTTCTAAAATTGGCATAATAGTATGATTATAAAATAGAACTTGGTTTGCAGAAATATTAGCGTTATTACCACTCTTTAATAGAACATAAGGAACACCAAGAGCTTTTGCAATATCTTGTTGAACTCGCTCTACAGAAGCTTCAAAATCAAGTTCACTAAACTTAATATCTGAAAACCTATCAATCTTTAATCCACCGTCTAAAATAGCAGGGCTTCTTGCACCGCCAAAAATAGTAGAATAGCTCTGTCTCCATTGCTCTAGTAGTCTTTCTTTAACTTTTGGGCTCAAAACAGAATCGGTTTGTAAAACAAGACCTGGAACACCATTATTTTTAAAGAACTGACGTTGAAAGTTAATTAAGTAGTAGTAAAGTTCAATTAACCTTTTAATTGATTTTAACTTAGGAGCGCCTCGATAAATACTATCTTCATTATCAGACTTAATATGAATAATTTCATCAGTACCAAATTTAAGAGCTGATTCTTGTCTTGTAGTTTGCTTACCATACCCATAAACACTTGAAGACTGAATATTTCTTACTAAGAAATTAAAATGTGAAATGAAAGTTTTATCGTCTGGAATAACTTCCATATCATTAGCGGGTAGTACATAAAGGTTAGTACGATCATAGTAGAAAAAAGCATTACCGTCTAAAAGATAATCTAGGAAAGCTCGACGAAATAACTTGACTCTATCTTCAAATGGGTTTGGTGAACGATTTAAAAGCTTATCTATCTTTTTAACAGCGCCACCACCTTCAACAATAATAGGAACTTCAATCAAACCATTAATAATCATTTCAATAGAGCGATTAACAACTTCAACTTCTCTATAAGCTTGCTCAAAGTCAAGAATAGTTTCTGGACTTGCATAGGGTTCTGCTGCAGCAAGCGAAGGCTGTGCAGGATTTAGTTTCTCAGAAACCCATTGTCTCCAAACTGGAACGTCTCTAGCCATTCTTTTCCCTTTGTATATTTAACCAAGTTATAATTTTACTAGCTAAATGATTACTGTATCTTTGACCATAAATATTATGTAGTCTTTCGTGATGAATTTTACAAAGGGTGTATAGGTTATCATTACTGAGCCTATCATGCTCATCTTCATAAAACTTTACTCTGATTTCTTTTATTTCGTCTACAGAAAATGATGTTTCAATTTTATATTTTTGGCACCAGTCGTCAAAAAGTTGAGAAATAGAGTAAATATGGTGAAGTTCTAAGTTTTGTGTGCCTTTGCAAATATAACACTCATCACGTAATTTATAATCTTTTTTAATATAATCCCTTATGTATTTGATAGGGATTCGTTTTAAATCTGTCATTACACTAACTTTACCAAATAGAGGTTTTTATGTCCAATATTTAATTTTCAGAAGCCGTGAAAGGGGAACTAAAATTTCGGATTACTTTCCATCGCTTAACAAAATGTTCTGGATGTTTATTTAATCCTACATCTCCCTCTCTTAATAAAGAAACTTCTGTTTTAATTATTTTTGGGCGAGTTTTATAGTAATCACTCATAGATAAAGAAATTTGAATATCATCTCCTCTATCTTGTATACCCCAAGGCTCTATATAATCTTCCCAAATATGTGATAAATGAGGAATTGAAACTGCTATACAAGCCCCAACTGCTATATCAGATTCTGTATCTACGCACCACTGACTAGATAAATCTTCATATCGAGTTGCAGTAGAAATACCAGAACGACCGTATATAGATATTAACCTATCTGGGTACTTTTCAATTTCAATTCTTAGTCTCATAATACAATGAAAAGTAGGGTCAATATCATCATCTAGTAAAATAGCATATTTGTATTTTAAATCTTTTGCAACTCGCCAACGCTCAATACACCAACGGTTTTCTGAATTATTAATTACATATGCTCCCGGCATATGATGTATTCTATAGTCAGGATTGTTATTAACAATGTATATAGGAAGTTTACTTTTAAATTTATCAAGAAGATGATAAATATTATAGAGTCTTTTATAATTTAAAATAATTAAAGCAGTATCTTTAAGCATACACACCTACAGATGTTTTTACGTAGGTATAGATTCCATATCTAACCGCATCAGAAGCATGAGAACTATCATCGTGAATTGTTTTTGGGTTTTCAGTTCTGGGGTTCCACTTATAGTTTGCAAGTGCTGTAAAAGATTGGAAACCAGTTTCTGAATCAAAAATAAGTCTATCATGATCTACTAAAGCTGCTAAGTAATTAATACCATCATTTACTGATTTAATAGCATTTTCACAAAAAATGTCGTAGTCATAAGCAAAGTCAGCCTTAAGTTGCTGTGCGGCAGAATCAATATAAATCATCTCAATATCCCACTTCTCTTCCAGTTCTTTAATATTTTCTGCCAGTTCAGAAGTTGTTACCTCTCCAGAAATATATTCATCTATTACATAAAAGCGTTCGCCATCAGTTGCCATCACTACAAAAGCATTTTGATCACGATATCCTACGTCAAGGCCTGCTATAATTTCAAACTGATTAAGATTTTCTTTAACCCACGTTAAATCTTGAATATGACGATTCTCATCAAGGTTATAGACCTGTAATTCTGTAGTAGTCCAATCGCATTCATACTCTTGCGAAAACATTTTATTAGAAATAGAACGACGAGCCTCATCAATATCTTTAGTACTTAAAAGGGGGTTAGCTCTCCAAGTATAAACAGCACTACCCCAATCCTCAAATTCAGGATCTTGTCCACGAAGATGGTAAGAATAAAGGTAGTTTGTTTTACCACGAGGAGTAGATATAAAAAGAGCCCGAGAATCGGGGTAGGTAGAAAGTGCAGGACGAAGGTCACGAGTAAAGTACTCATCATCTGGGATAATCGCTGCTTCGTCTACAATTATAAGATGAGCAGCACGCCCCACAAGTGAGTCTCTGTTGTTAGCCGATAAGAGACGGAATGTAGAACCGTTGACAAGTTTAACCACTTTATCTTTTTGATTAAACCTATCCACTTCCAGTTGAAGATTTCTAATAATGTCTGTGACATAATCCCAAATAATAGATGATAGAGTAAAGTTTGGAGCTACTACCATTACCTGTTTACCAGGCTCTAAAAGTTTTGCAAAAGCTAAAATACCGGCAGCTAAAGACTTACCTGTACGGCGAGCAGAGATATGAGTCCAGAAACGATTTGATTCTAACCCGTCTACCATGCCCCACTGAGAGTCATTAAACTTTATACCGTCATGCTCTCCAACAATAATTTTATCCAGAAGACGTTCTACTGGAACTTTAAAATATTTATCCATATACCCCTACTTTAAATAACTTCCAACAGCAACTCCAAGTGCAATTATTGACCCAGTTACAGACCCTACCCAAATTAAAGTCTTTAAGCTTACACGACCAGAAGTAGCTATAATTTTTAACTCATTTATCTCTTTATGCATCTCTGAGATGTTTTTTGACATAACTGCCATGTTTTTTAATAGTTGTTCATATCGCTCTTGACATACTGCCTCATGTCTAGAAAAATCTAGTTTTGACTGTTGTGTGCGTTCATGAAGAGTGTCAATATTCTGTTCAATATCCATTAGTCTACGTCTTTATAATAAATTTAACTGCGACACCTGGATGAGTAACAGTTAGTGCAGGAACGGAGTGAGTATGACCGTTAACAGTTAGAGAAGGAATTGAGTGAGTATGAGCAGCATGATTATTTACTGCCGTAACAGCATTAATAGCAGCGCTAACGTCTTTATCTGTTGTAGAGTTAGTTGCTGCTGTAGTAACACTATGAGTTGTAGGACCTCCTGACCCTGTAGTATTAGCTACAGTGGAACCGCCTGTTGACCCTGTAGTTCCAGTTCCAGTGGAGTTCTGACCGCTTGCATTAACTTCTCCAGCTGTCTTAGAACCAAGAGTAAAGGTTGAAGCACCATATGGGGCTCTGTCTCTAAAATCAGGAACGTTGAAGGTCGTAGACCCATCGCCTACACCATAAGTAGTGCCAATTGCAGAAAAAAGTGCTGCGTATGTGCTACGAGAGATAGCTCCGCCTTCACAGAGATACCACCCTCCAGGTGCAGAGGCTGCACCATACATGATGATAGAGCCCGCAGGAATTAAATCGTTACCGCCTTCTTGCCATTTTCCTGTAGTTAGATTGAAATCTCCTGTAGACTTTGTAAGGCGAGCAAGTTCTGTAGTATTATTAGTCCATGTAAACCCCACACAAGCAGCTTCCATTTCAATATTAAGCAAGTTTGTGGTGCCACTGTAAAAATACCTAGCGTCATCGCTAGATCCAAATC